ATCCATCTCCAGTTCATGATGTCTGAGTCTGAATATTCTCTATAACTTTCCTATTCTCTAAGTTTCATTTAGCTGGTACATATTTTCTCTTTCAGAGTTTTCTATGAGCTAATTCCTTTCAGTCTACTACATCAGAATTATATACAGTAATTCAGCTAAATGTTTCTTCATGCACTTTATCTATCAATAGATTCATAATACTTTCTTCTGAATCTTGATTATCTTTAGCTAAATCTCATACACATACTCAGTATGGATCTCATTTCTTAGGTAATAGCCAGCTGTGTACTACAGGACATGGAATAGTTGTTGGATCTTTTTTCTCTTCACTTCTTACTGCTTCTATCTCTTCACATCTGATAAGTAAAGTTCTATCATTTGCCCATTCAGTAAGATACCATCTACCATTGAATTTCGTAAAGTGTCTATAAACTGAATAGCATTTAAGAGGAGATTTTACACTAGGATATATTCCATCTATTCAATATCAGTCAGCCCATGCATTGAGTTTAGCATTATAATCATTCTTTAGAGTTTCTTTTAATTTCTTTAGCTCTGCATCTGTGAGCATCAGCTCAGTATTCTTATACAAGTCTGAAAGCTCTTCCTCTGTTAGCTCTAATTCAAATCCATGAAAGTTGAATCATTTAACTATGTCAAAGTATGGATCAGGAATCCAACACAATGGAGAGTAGAGTCTCTTTTTAGGAGACTGAGTTACTTTATCCCATCATTCATCTACTGCTAGATAGATTCCGAAATCTACTTCATCCTCTATTTTCTTATAAGAGATAGTATCTTCATCCAATTCTTCATAATCAAACTCCAATAAGTGATTCCAAGTTTTAGCATATTCTGCATCTCATCTTTTTCTTCATTGGAATCTCACTAAAGGCTTATTCTTGTAAAGTGAAGAAATAAAAAGATTCCTGTAAGTGTACAGGCTTTTAGATTTTACTGTCTCTCAGTCTTTTAATTTGTCTCAGTCTACATTATAAGCTCTTAGATACTCTTGTAATAGAGGTCTTTTTCTCAAAGCTACTTCTGCTCATGCATCATATTCTTGAGCTACTTTAGTCTGGATTTCTTGATAATTCCATCCTTTAATCTTCTGCACCATCTTTTGAGTTGTGATATTGTTTACCATCTCTTATATGTTAAGTAAATTAAGATCGTGAATCTATAATTTTTCCTTTCTGACTTGTTCAGTCGTAAAGCTCATTCACTACTGCTAAATACCTAAAGGCATCTGAAGAGTGAGAACTCCAGTCATGTTCAGGTCATTTGAATGTCTGTCTCTTCTCATCTAATTCCTTGTGATAATTTTTCAGACATTTCCATCATCGTTCAGTCTTCTCTTTATCAAACCAACAATAAGGTAGGATAGCTCTTACACTGTTTATTCAGTCTAATACTGATAACTTAGGAACTATTTGGATGTCATTGAATCAGTATTCATACATCTTCTCTTCTACAGTCTTTCAGGTCTGTAAGCTTCTAGCTTGAGCATCATGAGGAAGTCGCATAGTTCAATACCTATAAGGCTTCTCCTTTAGAATAGCTACATAGTGAGATAATCATTCTCAGCTATTCTCATAATGATCTATAACTCTGATTTCCTTTCAGATTCTCTGCCAAAACCAAATCGCTGTAGAGTCATTTATTCCTAAGTCCCAAACAGTAAACACATCCAAAGCTGGATCGTATGGAAGAGTTGTTCTTCTTCCAGCATTCTCTAATTGAGTTAGTATTTCTGCATAGAAGCTTCAATTTATTCATGCATCAAAGCTACAGTAATACTCTTGTTGGAAGATAGCATCGCTTCCATTCTTCATAATGATTTCTTGCCTTTCAGATTCTAATACATCCTTACTTATCGCTTTTGTATCATCTACTGTCTGAATTGATACCATCCAGTCTTTATTCTCTTTAGCCATATCTAATAACTCTTTAGCATGATTATCTCATCTAGGAGTAAAGTTAAATATTGCCCATCATCCATTCTCTGCTAATATAGGTCTAAGAAAGTCCCAAACAGCAGGAGACTGTAATGAATACTCAGAGAACACAATACCGATAGGATTAGTTCAGACAATGGAGTCAACATTATCAGATCATATAATCTGAATTATGCTTCAGTTGATTAACTCCACTTTCATTTCTGTATCGTTTTTTCTTTTAATGATCGGAGATGGAATATGATTTATTGTTTTCCATCAGTCTTTATCTATTCAGTCCCAAGCAGCTTTCTTTCACTGTGAATAAGTAGGGAATACATAATAGTAAATTCAGACATCTTCCATTGCTTTCTTTACAATGATATTGAAGCAGGCTTTATCCTTTCATGCTCTACGATGCCAAACCATTATTATTCTCTTTACTCAATTATCTATAGCTTCAAATATAGGAAGCTGATAATCTCTAGGAATGAAATGATAAGGGATAGTTAGTTCTGTCATGAGTCTTTTTTATAAGATATTACATTAATGTTTAAGTCTCCACTCTGTTCTACTTTGTCAGTAAATAGCTTGTGATACTTTCAGAGCTTCTCTAATGCTGAGTTTACATTAGATAGATCTAATACTTTCTTCTCCTTTCATTCTTCTAATTCTACAGTTTTTCTTCAGCTTCAGATTTCTACAATGTTCTTCAGATTCTCTAATACATAATCTACTCAGACTTCTACTTTTTCTACTTTCTTCTGAGCTTTGTCAGATAAATACTCAGAAACCTTAATATTACTTAACATTTTACATCATAAGGCTTCAGCAGATTTCTGGCTTACTCAGTAGACTTTCTTGTAAGCTCTTGTAGCATTAAAGTCTTTCAAATACTCTAGACAGAACATCTTTTGTTTTTCGTTTAGTTCTTCTTTCATGATGATGTAGTCTCTATATAAACGAGGTGCATTATAATCAGTTTTTTTAATTTGGTGGATTTTTCTTTTATAGAAAAGGAGAGAAATCTGATCTCTCCAATTCCAATAGACTAAACAATGAAGAAGAACTACACTACTTATCGTAGCTATATGAATATACTCAAATTTTCAGAAATGGTGGATTTTTTTAATCATCATTTTTCCATCTGAGTTTTTATATTGTTTTTAGCTCTAGCAATGATTCTATCTACTGTAGTATGATCACATCAATAAATAATAGAAATCTGTCTAGCAGTTAAAGGCTCTCATGTATATTCATATTCAAAATAGAGATCCAAGATTAGATTATTCAATTCAGTTCTTTCATCTGGTCTAAAGTATCTCTCTATTTTTACTAAGTTCTCTATTTCATAGCAGATGACAGTACCAAAAAATGACTCTTTTTCATACAGTCTTCCTCTCTTGAAAAATTGTCTTCTTTGATTAGTCAGCATGGAATTTTATTTGAATTTATAAATTCAGTTTCCATTCTCATCTTCTCCAATACATTCTACTAGATTATTCTCTTCTACTTCTGTATCGTACTCTTCATAAATCTTTAGTAGTTTCTCTATCATTTGTAGGATTCTTTCTTTGGTCATTTGTATAATTTAATAAATAAATCTGATTATTTGTTATGTTCTCTTCTCCATTTCTCTTGTTGCTCTCTATTGATTATCTTGCTACAAGCTAAGCAGTATTTCTTTGGTCATCTTCAGCTGATTTCTTTTCAGCATCTTTCACATTGTTTCATTGTTTAGTTTTACGAGGTAAATATCCATAATGGTCAGTCAGTAGAATCTTTGCTATTTCTACCATTCTTGCTTTATTCTTCTCTGAATCAGAAGATAGTTCGTTTAGTTCATCTATTAGTCTTCTAGCTTCTTCCTTATCCATGATTTGATTTTTTGGAATAAAGTCTTTTTTGGTTTAGGCATCTTAATTTGATTCATTTCTATTAGGTCATCTAAATCTAAAATCTGAATATTCTCTAATCTGTTTATTGTTCTTCTCCTTACAGCATCTTGAATCGGATATTTGTCTGCATCTCTTACTTGGAAATCTACTCTTGGCTTGTATATAGCATCATGTAGATTCAGCTTTTTTAGTCTGTTCACAAAGTTTGAATAACTTACTGGAGTATTACCTAGTGCTTTTTGTTTATCACAATGTACTCAGTAGTAATACTTTAGGTCTCCTCTTCTGAAATTAGTCTGCATTTTGTTTTTGTTTAAGAGTTAAACGATTTATCTGTACACATAGATTACTTATAATCTCCTTGTATTCTCTAACCTGCAATTCTAAGCATGATTTCTCCCTTTCTAGTTGTTTGATTTGTTTGTTTTTTTGTTCTAGTTCCATGTACTTTCTGTTTAGAGTGAGCTGTACAAGTTTCTCACTTTCTGAAATTTGTTTAGCCATAAGATTTTGTTTAATAAAATAAAAATGCTGACTTATAGAGTCAGTTTTCTAGCGAATTTTTGGATTTTGTCTGTGTATTTGTTTATGATTTCTTCTATCTCATAAGTCTGTAGTTTATGTAATTCCTTAGATTTTTTTATCATCTCATCTACTTTCTCTATTCAGAATTTATCTTGCATAAATCTAGTATAGATGATATAGTTTCAGTTTAATATGCAGTTGCATCTATAACAGCCTCAAAAGCAGTTCGTTTCATCGTAGCGATACAGCCAACAAGCTCTAGTGATAAAGTGCATATTCTGTGCTTTTTTTCGTGGTATTCTAGCTCAGCATAAAGGACAGGTTACTATTCCATGTCTATCAGAATCTCTAAGTCTAATAAAGGTAGAAAAAACTGAATCAGCTTTTTGAACTAGCTTACTCCTTGTAGGTTTTTTTGCTTTTTTTATTTTTTTTACCATAAGCTAAAATGCCTTGATATAAATCAAGGCTCTACTCACAATGTTTACCACTGCTACAATTATACTCCTGAATTTACCATTTACAAGAGATTTTTTAGTAGAAATCTGATTTTTAACTTTTGGTTATCGCATTTTTCAGACTTTAACTTGTATTCACTTATTGACTTTTTTATAAATAATTATGTGGTAAATTAAAAAAAGTGGAGTCTATTATAATGATTTTACTTTTTTTGTTTACATGAAAATGATTAAAAGATATTTAGATTACATTCAATATACTAGATGCTATTCTATAAATACTGTTATAAGCTACAGAAAACAATTAAATAAATTTCAGACTTATTTACTTTCTATCTGAAAAACACTAGATAATGCAGAAGAAATAAAGCTGACTGATATTCTAGATTTTATTGCTTATCTTAGGAAATCTTGATTATGTGAAAGATCCTGTAATGCTATATTAGATGGAGTAAAGGGAATATTCAGATACATGAGAAATATACTAGAGCTTAATGTTTTAGAAAGTAGGAGAATTAGTTATGTAAAAGAGCCACAGAAACAGATTTGATTTTTTAATGATAAAGAAAAAAATCTGATCTTAGATGCTGTAAATGAATGAATAGGAAAGGGGAGTATTGTAAAGCTAAGGAATAGATTACTGACTTATATGTTCCTACAGACTTGATTAAGATGTCATGAATTAGCAAAGATTAAAGTAAATGAAATCTGAGAGAATTTGCAGATAGTAGGGAAAGGGGGAAAGTTAAGAACTGTATATCTCAGACCTGAACTATTGGAAATGATAGAAGAATACCTAGAAGAAAGAAAAAGAGAATCTGAATACTTATTTGATTCTACTAAAGACTGACATATAAGAGAATGATATATAAGAACTATCTTTAATAAGATAAGTAAAAAAGTCTGATTCCATGTTCATGCTCACAAATTCAGACATACATTTGCTACTGATTTATTACATATTCCATGAGCTAATATCTTTAATGTTGCTACACTAATGGGACATTCTAGGATTACTACTACTCAGATTTATCTATGAGTAGATAATTCAGAGCTAAAAAAATTACAATTTAGTCTAAATTATTAAGATTTTGAAAGATTTTTTACTAGTTGAAAAGCTGATTTATTCAGATTTATGTTTTTTCTATTGCAAAATAAAAAAATATAAGTATCATTACATCAGCAAGAAAAGTTGCTGTGAAAGTATTAGAAAAAAAAAGTCTGCAAAAATTTGCATTCTAAAAAAAAATCTATATACTTATATCAGCAATGGAGGAGATGATCCTCACAGTTGGCACAGAGTTGCTACCAAGTAATGAAAAGTAAATTTCTATCAAAAAAGTGCGATGAGAAATACCTATCGCATCAAAGTAGAGGAAATTACTTAGCCACCTGATATTGCTACATTATATCTAGAGTTTACCACACAAATAAGGCTCTACTACACAAGATATAATGGTAGGGTTATCATCAGCACTTAGTCATATAGTGCTGTAGGAACGATAACCCCCTACAGTACAATATGAATAGGTGCTTTTTTATTAGACCTCTAGCATGAGAAATAAGAAGACTATCCATGAGCTACTGAATAAATCTTTTTATTTCATTACCCCAAAAGAACATGATTACACTTGTATCAAAAGGGAATGGGAAGAACTATTATGGATTTCTAGACTGAGAAATCCTAGAGATAGTAAAGATAAAGGGGGCATTCTACAGGACAGCTTACAAAGACTTTAAGCTAATACCTGTATGAGATGCCATACCCAAATCCCATTTTATTTTAGCGAATTAAGTTTTATTTCCTACCACACAGATGAAGATGATGATTAAATTAGAAGATGTTATTGAGTTCATAATCAAAAACTCAGACAATACAGAATGGATGGATAGAATAAATAAAATTACATTCCCATTCACTAGCAAATACAACAGCAGATTTACAGAGAAGAAAGAAATAAGGATTTGAGGTAGTTGATACCAACCATCCTATGAAGACTTAAAAGATTTCATAGAAAGACCTGATGACTTTTAACTCATAGCAACTAGAAAGCATGGAAGATTCAAAAATGTTCCGATGATCTGTGTTCTATGAGATGTGAATGGAATGTGAGACAGCAGAAGAAAGAGCTGAATTATGGCAGTCTATAATGGAATTTGGATTATATGGTAAAGAGCCTCCTCAGAAATTCAAAAGAGACTTTGTAAATGTTAAGTTCATATTGAATAGAAGTAAACAGATTTCAAAAAAGAGAAGCACAGCATGAAGTAGTCATGTATGAAATCAATACACAGAATGAGATGAGAAACGAAAAAGCAATGATAAAGCACAAAAAAAGGTAGTGGAACAAATGGAACAAAATGGAACAAATGGAACGAATAAGAATAAGAATAAGAATAGAAATAGAATAGAAGAAGAAATGTATAAAGAAGAAACCACCACTCCTATTAAAAAATTCTTTGGTACTATGGTAGAGTTAACTCAAGCTGAATATGATAGACTCGCCCAAAAATTCTGAGAATCTACTATCGCTAAATACATTGCATTTATGGATTCTTACTGTGTAGAACACAATAAACAATACAAAGACTACAACTTAGCTTTACAGAAATGGATGGCAAAAGACAATATTAAGGAGATACCACAACAAACTACCAACACAACGAGGAGAGAAGATGGAATATACGATATAGACCTTTAGCTCTTAACCTAAAACAAAATGAAAGATAGATGAGCCGAAAAGGTAAAGCTAGAGAGACAGATTATAGCATGATTACTTATGGATTATGATGGACTTATAGACTTCTTAGATATACCATTAGAAGACTTTACAGCAAAACATAGAGAGCTTATACAAGCAATGAAAGAAAGCTGAACATCAGATCCAACAGTATTAGCTACTAAATGTCAGAATGTATCTATAGAAGATATACGAGATATAACCACAGAGATAATTACTTGTAATCAGTCAGACTTTGAAACATTTGTAGAGACATTAAAGGAGATAATAACGAGAAACAAGTTAGAGAATCAGATTTATAATTTATCACTTAAAATCAAATCATGAGCTTCTATTACAGAGATATACGAAGAAATAACGAATATGAAATCTGAATGAGAAATAAAACAAGATTTGAAATGAGCTTTAATGGAATTGTATGAAGAAATCACATGAGAAAGAGAAGTAAAGATTATAAAAACTTGATACTCACAGCTTGATAGTATGATAGGATGATTTGAATGAAACCAAGTAATTGTAATCTGAGCTAGACCATGAGTATGAAAATCTATGTTCGCTATAAACCTTATAAACAACAACATAGCAGCATGAGAAAAAGTAGCATTGTTTAGCTTAGAGATGGATAATAAACAAGTCTTGAGAAGACTACTAGCAATGAATAGTTGAGTATGAGTATGGAAATTAAAATCAAAAGCTGAATGAGAAGTATGAGAAAGAGTGGGGAAATGATTTACAAAGTTATGAGATCAGTTAGAGAACTTATGGATATATGATAACTTACATACTATAGGAGAAATAGAAAGAGAGATAAGGAAGCTGAAACATAAATACTGAGTATCAATATTCTACCTAGATTATTTACAGCTTATTAGAAATCCTAGTATAAAATGAAATCCAATAGAAGCTCTTACAGATATGTCTCAAAGACTAAAGCAATTAGCCCTACAGTTATGAATTACAATAGTGGAACTTAGTCAGCTGAATAGAGAATCAGATAAAACAGCAGTTAAAAAAGCTAGTCAATTAAGATGATCCTGAAGTATAGAACAAGATGCTGACATGGTATGGATACTTGATAAAGCAGATGAGACTTGAGATAGAATCACAGTATCAGTACAGAAATGTAGAGACTGAAGAATCTGAGATATAGAGTTGCTACAAATATCTGACATTATGTTAATCAAAGATTTACCTAGTAAACCATTCTAATGCAAGAATACTTAGAGACTTATGACTTTCTAGCTAGTTCTAGAGAGAATGCAGAAAAGAAAATGGATGCAGTAATCAGAAAGCATTATCAGAAATACTGAAAGATGTTACATATTCAGAATTTATGGCTTATAAACTACAACTTGCGAAGATGTAATTTATCTTACTAATAGACTAAACAATGGACATCAAAACAATTAACTGAGAAAAATATGTCAGATGCTTTTGAGAGAATAGTATCAGATATGAAGACATAGACTGAGACAATGAAAAAGCATACCGATGTATTTATATCAATGGAGAACGAGTAGAAACAGCACCATTATGTGCTACAGAACAAGAAGCAAGAGAGAGATTATTAGAATTATGCGAAGAGAACTGAGTAGAAGAAGAACAGCGAATTTGGAAACCTTTACATAACCTAAACAATAAAGAAAAATGGAAAAGCACGAACACGATAGAATCCTTAGAGAAATATATCTAAGGAGAATAGCTTACTTAGAGAGTAAGAAAGACAATAAACTAATAGCTTTACATCTTAAAAGACTAAAGGAAAATGACAGAAGCAATTAAATCTACCTTATTTGAAAAGGTAATGAAAATTCAATGAGATGTATCTGTAAAGAAAGACTGAAAAAATCCTTTCTATAAATCTGAATACATCACTCTAGATAATCTCATGGATAAATTACAGCCGTTATTAGATAGAGAATGACTAATGGTATTTAATCAGAATATCCCATGAGGAGTTAGAACTATTGTTACAGATTTGACTGATACAATTAGCTCAGAATTTACAGTAGATAATCTTGTAGATCCACAAGCTCTAGGAAAGGTTATCACATACTGAAGAAGATATAATCTGACTTCAATATTCAATATTCTAGCAGATGAAGATGATGATGCACAGAGCTTTTATGAGAAAAAGAAACCTGCAGCTAAAAAGTATGAAAGCCGATTCCAAAAAGCAATTAGCAATACTGAATTTATGAAGCAGTGTTTAGATCAGAATGACTTTATCTCAAAGATAAAAGCCAAGTATGAAATAGATGATATGCAAGAAAGCCAACTAAGAACAGCATATCAGAAAGCTACAGAAGAAGAGATTATTGATTTACCTTTTGACTAATACATGAACAAGATATTAGAAAAAGCAGACCATCTTATGAGAGTATGAACAGTAGAAGACATCATGGAGTTTATTCCAGACCTCCTACTGTTCTATACTCAGATAGATGATCAGAATGCAGAAAATGAGATAAACCTAGACTGAATAGAGAGTGCTGAGTATATCAGACTTAAAAAGCAAAAAAAAGACTGAGGGAACTCCTATTCAGACATGGATATAAACAAGCTATCCAAAGAGAAAGCAAGGAAGACTTATGATAGACTACCAGCTGATAAGAAAGTAGCAGAGCATTGTAAGTTATACCTAGAGCATCTCAAACAGAGAAAGATAGATCTCCAGTCTCTAGATAAAAAGACTAGGGAAGTAATGTAAACGATAATACCAATCATACCGAGTCGCCAAACTCTCCACCTGAGCAAGTGGCTAAACTACTTGAAGATGATAAGCGAGATAGTTGTCACACTATCTATAGTTGCGACCACACCATGCTGAGCATCATGTAAAACTGCTCTTAAAAGATTTTATTTACATTATCTCAATGGCTGAATACTGAATACCTTATATGTGATCCAAGAGAGCTTTAGCTAAAGATATAATCCACTTCATCAGACAAAATCACCCAAAAGCTAGGTACTTATATGATATTTTCTGAGGGGGGGGGGAGTGTTAGTTTTGAGGCTCTACAACAGGGATTTGAAAAGGTTTACTATGTAGATCTAGATAAATGAATGTGTAATCTGATGGAACAGATAAAGAAATGAATCCCTAAAGAATGGAATAAACGAATCTCTAGAGAAGAATTTAATGAGCTGAAAGACAAAGAAGATGCTTATAGTGTAGCTATGTCTATTGTATGGAGTTTTGGAAACAATAGGGATGGCTATCTCTACTGATCCGATAGAGAAGATATGAAGAAAGCAGCACATGATGCTGTAGTAAATCAAGACTATGAATGACTTAAAAAACTATGAGTAGATATAAAACTAAGTTGAAAAACTATAGAAGAAAGGAGATTAGAAGCTAAAAAAATATTCAGAGATGGAAATTCAAACTTACAAAATCTCCAAGCTCTTGAACACCTAGAGAGATTACAACACCTAGAGAGATTACAACACCTAGAGAGATTACAACACCTAGAGAGATTACAACACCTAGAGATAAGAAATCTGAATTACAAGAATGTTAAAATAGAAACACCAATAGAGGAAACTGTTATTTACTGCGATCCACCATATCGTTGAACAGCTGAGTATAAAGTACAGCAATGAAGATTTGATTACAAAGCTTTAGATAAACGATTTAGAGAATTACCATGTCCAGCTTATATGTCAGAGGAAAATCCTCACAAAGTAGCATTATCAATGACTAAGAGAAGACTATTCAGCATGGATAATCCTGTAAATGTAATAGAGGTACTATATACGAACTGAAAGATATTAGAGAAAAAACAAGAGATCATGCAGGCAGATTTATTTACTTAGCTTAAATATCTGCAAGGTCTCGCAGTCAACGAGTGATGGTCTTAAAGAGTTGCAAGCAAGTCAACCAAAGACTTAAAAATAACTGAGTTTGTTGGTAGTAGAATCCATGCTACTATAACCAAAGATGGAATTAAACAGAAAAATATTCTCTTTATAAAATCCTGCAAGCTCTCCTATTTATTCTTAACAAAATGACATGACAAGAAAACTAATAAAAATTATAGGAATAATCCTAATTACTATCGTAGCAGTTTTGATTCTAATAACTGCATATACAGTATGAGCGAATAAGACAGCAGTAGAAGAAAATGATAAGTCTGTATGAGCTTTAATGAACGAATATGACTGACTTAGAACATTAAAACAAGAATGTGCTGATAATCTATGAATTAAAGATAGTGCTAAATTCTTACAAGGATACACATGATACTGTGATTCACGAGATAATGAGATTATAGAACTTAGGAATCAGATTTCAGAACTTTCTAAAAAAGACTATGAGGGTTTAATGTAGAACAGACAAGTTCTAAAAATCCAGTAGAGGAAGAACTGTATATAGAGCCTAATCCTACTGAAGAAGAATTAGCAGAAGAAATCAGAGTAACTGAAATGGTATATGAAGCATTAGATAAAGCAGAGGAAGAAGTAAAAAAAAGTCAGACTATTACTCACAAATGATTTGCTAAAGATAGTCCAGTTCAGAGTTATGTTCAATATGCTTATGAGATATGATGAATGGATTTAGTGCTACTTATGGAATGTGAGAATGGGAACTGGAATATGTATCAGCAAAGCACAGTAGTAAAGAACTGAAAGAGAGAAAAAAGCTATTGATTATGTCAGATTAGCCAAGTGCATCATCCAGAAATAGTGAATACTGATACATTCCGAAATGACCGAAAATGGCAGATAGATAAGTGTAATGAGCTTATGAAGAACTGAACTCCATTCTACTGAAGAAATAGGAAGATAAAAGGAGTTAAGTGTTCAAACTATGTAAAAGACAGATTTATTATTTCTTAAAATAAAATGAGTGATAAAGCAATTATTATACTAGCAGCATGAGCAGTATTAGCTGTATGATCATTCTGAATATGGATCAGTTATATGCTAAGTATTCCAGTAAGTTAGTATATGGAGTGTCATTGCCTTAAAGTCTGACAGACAGGTATCCTATAATTGAGAGGTTATAGGGGGTTAAAATGCCTTTCATGTACCTGCTAGGAGATACCACCTTATCTCTGAGAATAAAAGTATAGAATAAGAAGTAAATGCATAACACACAGTCTGCAAGGTGGTGCAGACTTTAGAATCAGATTTATTTAATTTATTTATATATAATGTCTATAACAGAACGAGCTAAAGATATGGGAGTAGAGGAGTTAGTAAAAGAAAATAGAAAGCTGAAAGAAGAAATAGAAAGTCTGAAACTACATATAGATGCTAAAGATACAGCATATATGAAATTACTAAAAGACTATGAGGAATTAAAGAATTGTGCGAAATATGTATTTGATTGTAGTAAGTATGACTTTACTTGGCTAACTTCTACTACACCACAATTAGAGGTATCTAAGAAATCAGAAAGTGGTAGTTGTTTTACAAAGATATTATAATCAGACTTTTATATTATTTACCTATGGAGAGAATGAAACATACAGGAGATTATGAACTAGATGAAATAAATATGTTAGAGCAAGAATGTTCAGATTTAGAAGAAGAAAATAAGAGGTTAGAAGAAGAAAATAAAACTCTGAAAGATTATGCAGAGTTCTTGCACTCTTGCTTAGATGATAGAGATAAGAGTATAGCAATTATGCAAGAAGAAAATAAAAAGCTGAAATCAGAGATAAAAGAATTGAATGCTGATTTAGAGCATAGAGATAGTTTTTTCTCTATTATGCGAGATGTATTGGCTAATGAGAAAATAGATAATTCTGAATTAGCGACCATATTGTATTGTGTAATTCATTATGAATGCTGAGATACAGATATGAGTAAAAAGGAAATAGAAATTGCTGAGAAATTTTGGTATAGAGATTATGTATAATCAGACTTATTTATTATTTATTTTATTTATTTGAGCGAAATGGAAAAGAAAGAAAAGAAATCTGAATTTATTTGAAATATAGATAAACCTTTTGAATGATACCATTGGAAAGAAATCTGAATTTCACTTTTTTGATTAGAGGCCTGTGAGGATTTATGATTTGAAATTATAGAGAATATATTAGATGAAGTATGAATAGACCAATGAACTACTATGAGGGAGTTGGTTATGTCTGATAGAATTGTAAGAGCAAGAAATACAGTAGAAACATTAAGAAGAATGAAAAGTTGGTATAACATAATGACAATGCTAAATGAATGCTGACTTTGACCTAAACAGTATCAATAAATAAAAAATTGATATTGAATTGACACTGTTATGTGCAGAAAGTATTTGAAAACGAATACTAATCAGATTTATTTATTTAATTTTATAAAGATGCCAAAAAAAGAAATCTGAAAGCTATTGGAGTTATGAGAAAAGAAAAAAGAGAAAGCTGAATGCTCTCTCTCGGATAAGATTTGATAAATACGGAAATAGAAATTCCATATTTACATAAAAATAATAGTATTTTATCCACTAAATGCAATAGAAAATGGAGAAATTATTAAACCTATTACAAGAGTTTTATTGAGAAAACCGAAAATTCTCTAATGAAAACTGACTTTTGACAATGACAAACTGAGTTGAAAATCTGAGTGGTGCTTATGCTCAGACTTATATTATCTCTTTACAGGGGTGATTTATCAAGTGGTTAGTAGATAATGATAAGATAGACTTAGAAAAGCTACGAGATTTAGATATATCAGATAACTTTAATTATGAATACTTTAATAAAAATAAATCAGACTTTTTAATCTCTTTATTGAGTATATCAGATAATCCTATTGAACTTTTAATTTCTATTCTAAAATAACATGACACAAATGGCTATGACTCAAAACTTTGTCCGAATTACCACAGATGATACTGAATCAGATTACCTAGAATATAGACAATGGAAAGAAGAAAAAATTATTAAAGCTGATAAGCTTGAAAGATTTAACTACTCATTATTGAAAGGTTATCATTGATACACTCTATCTTGTAGAACTAAAGTAGTTTATGATTTATATAGAGTATATGATAAATGACATCTTATAGCAGATAGTGAAGATCCGATTATAGAGCTTCCTATAATTCCAAAAGACTTAGTAATTAAATGTTATGATAGGTTAGGAGATGATAGACTTATTCTACTAGCTGAATGAAAAAAATGAGTAAGTAGACCTACTAGATGAAAGCTAGACTATCATCAGTATAAATTATCTGTAGTAGTTCCATGTTACAATTCAGATTTATTTATGTGTAGAACTATTGATGCTATCCTAAGCTCTACTTTAGACTCTATAGAACTAATCCTAGTCAATGATGGCTCTAAAGATAATACTCTAGAAATCTGTAAACGATACCAAGATAATTATCCATGTGTCAGAGTTATAGATCAAGAAAATCAATGACAGGCAGTAGCTAGGAATAATTGAATGGATATAGCTAAATGAGATTACATAGCTTTCTGTGATGCTGATGATATCCCACATCCTTATATGTACGAGATTCTATATCAGACTTGTATAAATAAATGATTAGACATAGCGATAGCTTCTACTCTTATCAGATTACATCCTAATCAGAAAGAGCGATACATAAATCTTGAAGAAGATAAGTTATTCACTTTTGATGAAATGATGTCTAAGAGGCAAGCTAATGATAATATCTACTTTGTAGCAGTACGAAATAGGATAGTAAAAACTGAGATAGCTAGAAAGACCAGATTTCCTGAATGATATAAATGAAGACCATTCCCTTATGAAGATATAGCTTATACATGAGCATTATATTCATATCTAGATAAGTTCGCATATTGTCATGATGCTGTATATATCCGAGATAAAAGAAAAAGAGATACAGTCTGAACTATATCTACTACATGGACTAAAGATAAAGATACTACTTATGTATGGGAATCATTTATCTATGCAGGGACACGACCATTACTCAATAAATCCTGAAAGCATCTAGAGTGGCACGATTATGTACATTTTAACTTCATAGGAAAGGAGATAAAGAAATTCCAGAATCCATCTCCATTAAAGACTTACTTTGAAAATAAACTAAGAGAAGTAATAAAAAGTCAGAATCTGAAAGATAATAAGCTGATTATGGAAGATAAAGATTTAGCTGCTATAATAAACAGCCTATGAATAAACTAATCCTTATCTTAATCTCCTTACTATGTCTATCACTCAGCTTTAATCTCTTTCAGTTTGCTAATACAGAGGTTACTTGCTCTAAGATAGACAAAAGATGGAAAGCTGATTTACTCTATAAAATCTGACATCATAAACTAGATGGAGATAAAGACTGAATCCCATGTGAAGCTTTAACTTATAATAAGTTATAATGAAGTGTCTAAGATGCTGAAAGGAGAGCAAATATCAGTTCTGCAGACAGTGTAAAGAAATTAAGCATAAAGCATGAGCGATTATCTCTCAAAATAAAACAAAACTAAGAAATCTGCTTGACCAGAATATTTTACAGCCAGAATTATTTGAAAGATTTATACTCTACACAGATAATATCAGAAAATGGTGAGAAATCTATATGACTTTCGTATCTAAAATAGCATAATTTGATATTTAATTTCATTACTTGAACAACTATGCTAGTGAGTATTTTTATCTCTCTGTATTCCATTTCTTCATTGGTTATAATTTACATCTAAAAAAGAGAGCATTACACTCTCTTTTTTTTTACAGAATTGCCATAAGTCCACTACCTAGAATATATCCATACATAAAGACACTTACCAAGAATAATAATCTAAGGATCATTTCTATAAAATTAAGAGATAAATCTGACTAGATTCATCTGGATTTAGGTGCGAATAGTTTTTCTTTTGTAATCTTTCAGTCTATATAATCTCTTAGTCTTCCCCTAGCATTTCTAGGATTTACTCATGTAATCATTTCTATGTCTTTTGACTTATATGTTTTTCAGTCAATTAGAGCTTCTAATGGATCTTTCCTATGACATCATTCTAAAATAAGATTAGAATATTTTAATCTTCAATGTAAATATTTTGAGATTCTATCATTTGCTATAGATTTAGGTATTTTGCATCTTTCAGCCAACATTTTTCAATTATATTTTATTCAGTCTATCTCAACAAAATTTGTTATTCATTTATTATAGTTCTGCTCTTCATAAGTCGCCCATCTGCAATTCTCTTTACAATAGTTTCAGTTTGGATTTATTCTATCTATAGTTGTATTTTTCTCTCAATATTCTTTTACATGATCTACATAGCCTTCATACATATCATCTCTAAACTGTTCAAAAGTTTTCCATTCACACTTTATTCATTTATCATGATACCATTTACTAGCATCTCATCATGCTGTCCCTTTACATCTTGTCTTTAGCCCATTGTATATCATATAGAATCTATTAATAGGTTTATTGTCTTTGCTTCAGAATCAATGTTTTACTCGTTTCTTTTCTTCTAAACGAACACACTTACATCCAAATTTCCAAAAGCATTTAGATTCTATATGGCTTTCAAGTCAGCATTTAAGACATTTTACAGTAATGTAATTCCTTTTATGTCATCATGAATATTTGCTCTCTAGTCATCAAATATACTCCCTATTGTTTACAATAGTTCAAATGGCTGGGATTTTACTATCACTCCTCATTGTTTTTCTAATTAAAATTAAAGCAGTATTTCTACTGCTCTAATTATAACCCCGAAAATCCATTTTGCAAGACTTTTTATGCAGTTGGAGTAGGAGGATAGATAGAAGTGTATGGAGAATTAACTAGCCAAGCTGGAGTAGCTGTCGGAGATAATCTAGCGATCAATTCATTTGTCTGTTGATTATTCTGTGCTATAACTCTTGCCTCTGCAAGTTCAGTTCTAAGTCTTTGTGTCTCCTGTTCGCACATTTTGTCTAAGATTTTCTGCACCCCTGCTGTTGATGCTGCTATAATTGAAGCAGTATTTTGTTGTCATGCTAAGATAGCTTTCTCAATGTTGTTGTTAGTGTTACAGAATCCTTGAGTAATTAAAGTAGTCTGATTTGCTAAGTTCTGTTGAGCTGCTAATTGCTGAGACCATTGGGTATTATTATTGATAATATCTACTGTATTATCATGGTTGTTGTTATTATTCATACCATTTAATAGCCAAGCAGCATTATTACCACCACCAAATCCACCAAATCAGTTACCATTGAATAGGAATAGAATTAAGATAATAAGCCAAACTCACATTCCTCAGAAGTTTTGTGTATCCATGATTTATATAAATAGGAATATAAAGCTGGTATTTGTCTGATTATGCTAGCTACCATCTCTATACTACAATTTATTTATCACTTCTACCACTTCCTTTTGTTTATCAGCTCATAGCATTGAGCTGTTTTGCTTTATTAAGTTTGCCATCATTGGATTTTTCTTTATCAATTCAGGTACTATTGTCTCTGCTAATTGATTCAGCTGTTCCATATTATTGAAATCCACTCACTCCAGTTGGTGTGGCTGTATTCATTGCTTTAGTAAAGCGTTCTTTAGGATTTCTCCTTTCATGTTGTTAAAGAAATCGTTTATTCACATTCTGATTTTTATTAAGAATTAAAACTATTCTTCTGTCATGTATTCAGCATATAAATCTTTTAGCTTGTGGTCATACTTCTCCTTTAGATGTTCTTTCTTTACTTCAAATTCAGTAAAGTGTTTAGTCTTGTCTACCACAAATTCTATAATCTGATCCATGTGGTCAGGATGTTGAGACATCTGAGACATAACTTTCTGCATATTCAGTTTGTCTCAGTCAAAAAAGTCTTCTGTTTTTCGTTCCATGATTTAATTATGGTTAAATGATAAAAACAACTCTAAAATAATAAAAAAATCTGACTAGGTAATAACTAGCATATAAAAAAGTTATTCCAGTTCAGACTTATATTTTCTTGTTTTCTACTGATAGCAAGCTAATAGCAAAAAGGAGAGTTGCCTCTCCCTTTTTATATACGAAGTATTTTATAGTTAGTGATTTATTAGTTAAAGTAAAGTCTGAATTAAACTACTGTATTACTTGTGTAGTATGTTGTATTTATAATTGGTGCTGATGTAAATGTTCATCAAGTTCAACTAAACATAGCTGTATTCCAATTAGTTGCTGTTGTTCAAGTTCATTCTGTAGGTATTCTATATGGTGTTTGATAATCTCAAGTTTGTGTTGAGGATAGCTTGATATTAGAGCAGTTTTGAAACATAGAATAGTAGCAAGACTGTTTTAAGGCTGTTGCTGGTAATTTAGGCAAGCTTATTAAGTTAGTACAATTTCTAAACATTCGTCTATAGCAAAAAGTATTTATAGTAGTTGCAGGCAATGATGGTGCTGAGGTTAAGGAAGAACAATTCTGAAACAAATTATTAAATGAATAACTGGTTATAGTATTTGTGCTATTTTTACACAATAAAAATCATATATCTCAGCTGGCTCATATAGTTCAAGTCATTTGAAAGTAATAATACGAACTGGACTCAGTAGATAGTCTAGTATCAGTTTCGCTACTATTCCTCCAATATACTTTACCTCATACATTAGATAATGTTATAGTATCTCATATTGTGTATGCACTCCAGTTGGTTCAGTCATAGCTTATTTCAAATTCTCTAAGAGATGCTTGACTTCATTGTTTAATAAATTTCAATGTACTTGCAGCTTCTTCTGCAGTAAAACATAGATAGTCTTTATCAGGTCAGCTAGGTCGTACTTTAGTATCTCCAGCTCGTACAGAAGCTACTTCACTTCATCATACATATATCTTACTTGGCGACGTATCTCATAGATATATTCCCATTGCTTAGATTTTCAGAAATAAATTATGCTGTTACAAATGTAATTGTAGTTGCAGGAGTTCAGCTTCATGGCTCTGTACTACTTACTTTTATTGTGTAAGTAGTTCAACTATCTCCACTTGCTACTGTCTCAGCTGTTAAAGTTCAAACACTTATATTTCAGGATCATGTAATAGCAGTATTATTTATAGTTTTTAATCCTACTTCTCATGTAGATCATCCTACACTTGTTACAGGGAATGTTATATCAGTCTCACTAATTGCTGTTACTTGTCAGAGTGTATTAGTAGTTATAGTTGGTACTTTAGTTGCTGTACCTTTAGAACTATAAGCTGTTTGAGTACTTAGGGCATCTTGCTTAGAACTCCATGTAGTTCTTAAATCTGTAGAATCTGTTAAGTCTTTTATATCGAAATCTGAAGCTGTTTGGTCTCATGTGTTTACTCCACTCAGATTTCATAGATTTGTTAGATCGCTTGCTGTCACAAATTTATTCGTAGTAGAACTATCTGAAATATCATCAGCATTCAGAGTTACTGCTCATGTTTTAGAGTTTACACTTGTTACTGCATCTGTAGGAGTGGCTAATTTCTTCCAATTACTAGCTGTAGAGTATGGATCAGCACTTAATATATAAGTCTCACTATCAGTAGTTACTATTGCTATATCTCATTTCTTAGCATCGCTTAATCCTGTAAGTCAGCTTGTTGTACTTACTGTAAATGTATCTGTTATCGCTATAGATGGAAGTAATCCTGAGTCTATTTTTCAGTTACTATCTAATACAGGTATAGTTCAGCTTGTAGTTCATGTATCCTTACTTGCTGCAGTTCATAATGTAGGAGTGTTATACATATTTGTATAGTCAAAGGCATCAGCCATCTTACTTGTTGGATCGTATGTGCTAGCATTCATATCTCAGCTTCCTTGTCAGTCAGCTCCATCTTGCACTTGGAATACTGTAGGATCTCAGCTAGTATAGTTCATAGTTACTGTTGTAGTTTTTCAGCTTTTAGAAGTAGTTACTGATGAGATTCAGTTTCAAGTAGCTCATGTTTCTCATGTAGCTCCCTTATCTCATTTTGGTATGGTAAAGTCTAGTACAGCCGCACTAGAAGTCCCTGAATTTGTTACACTAGCAGAAGTACCAGCATCTCCTGTAGTTGTAGTTCAGACTGTTATAGTTGCTGCAGTTCAAGTACTTCAAGTATCTCATTTCTCTCATTTTGGTATAGTAAAGTTGAATACTGCAGCACTAGAAGTTCCTGAATTAGTTACACTTGCATCTGTTCATGGCTCTCATGTTGTAGTAGTTCAGATTTCTATTGTTGCTGCTGTACCTGTGTCTCCTTTAGCTCATTTAGGTATAGTGAAATCTAATACCGCAGCTGAGCTAGTTCAAGAGTTAGTTACTGATGCTGAAGTTCAAGCATCTCATGTTGTAGTAGTACCAACTGTAACTGTCGCAGCTGTTCCTGTATCTCACTTATCCCCTTTATCTCATTTAGATCCTGTAGCTCATGTATCTCACTTATCTCACTTATCCCCTTTTACTCATTGAGGTCATCTCTGTCATGTAGCTCAGGTTTCTCCTTTATCTCCTTTGTCCCCTTTATCTCATTTATCTCATTTGTCTCCTTTATCTCCTTTATCTCCTTTGAGTTCATCCTTACTAGCTAATCTAGCCTCTTCAGTCTCAGAATCTAAAATAAGTATCTTATCGTTGTCAGATACTTCAGATTTTACTTCTATTTCTGAAAGAGCTTTTACAGGTATATCTGTCATTATCAAAAAAATTAAGATCTAAATCTTGATTTCCATGTAGTAGTTGCTTCTTCTCTTACTCTAAATTCACTATCTGCTAAATATGCAGGATCACATTTAATCCTTATTCCTTTTCAGTCTTTAGGATCTGTTATAGCTGTCAGCACAGTAGTAAAAAAGCTACCAAGAGCATATTTTCTACTCTTAGTCTTATATCTGTCTCTTGAGTTTATCTTCCAAGAAGTATCAGATTTTTCTTCTCTACTTTTTCGTACTATCATAAAAAAGCTACTCAATATAAACTGAGTAGCATTATAGTCAGAATTTATTTTTTGGTGGATTTTTAGTAGAACTACAAGAAAAATAAAAAAGTCTGATTTAGTTTTTATGCTTGTAAATTGTAATAACTAATCAAAAAGGGTACATAATTATATATTTTTAGAAAATAATCCACCACTTTTGATTTTTTGAGTATAATGCCACCGAGCAATAAGAAATTATTGGAGTGTCAGTTGTGAGGAGGTCTGTATACTCACAAGCCACTGCGACATACTTGTACGGAAGCATTTAGTATGAATATGTGATGTAGTAGCCATAACGATCGTATGGTGCTTGACTCAAAAACCTTAACATATACCGTTCACAAAGCAGTTTGTGAAACATTTTCGCATTGAAAACTGTATAAAAAAAAGTATATGTTAAGGAGGAGGTTTTGAGCCAAGACTACTCACCTTACCGTAAGCATATAGTATGTATGTAACTTACTAATAATGTATGTAGATTATAAAAACAGTGGTTACATTTCAAAATTTAGTTGTGAATGGTATATCACATAAAACTCCTCAAAAAGAGTCTGAGAAATCAGACTTTTTTTATTTTATTAAAATCTCTTGCATTCTATATTTTTTCTGAGTATAATATATGTGTTTATATGCTAATGACTAAACAATGAAGACATGGCAATTTATCGTATTGCTTATAGCAATATTCTTACAGCCTATCATTATTTATTTTTGGTGGGGATATTGGTCTCAGCACATTGCTTTTAATCAAGTAGATAGAGAGCAGATTACTCAGCTAGAGCAAAAACTCAATATCGTAATTGATAATCAAGGGACTATTATTCGTAATCAGACTTACTAAAAAAGCCTCCTAAATGGAGACTTTTTTATTTTATTCTTTATCTTCTTCTCATTTCAATGCTGTAGTAGTAGATGCTACTATATTTGGTTTAGTTACTTTACCTACAGCTGACATTACAGGAGATGCTGTAGTTCAATTATTTATATTATCTACCAGCTTGAATAGCTTATTTAATTGAGTATTTGGACTATTCAGATATTTATTATAACTATTTATTCATTTCATTACTGCACCTTGTACACTTCCTCCTAGATCTTGAGTAAGTATTGATTTAGCAAACTCTCCACCAGCTAAAGCATCTACAATATCAGTTGATAATCACTTTGTATTCTTCCTCATTTCTCTTAAAGCACTCTTTGATAGTTCATCTTCTACTGTTTTTACTTTACCATATAGGTGCTTCCAGTATTTATATGTATCTGAAGCTTTAGATCCATTATTTATTGCTGCATTTAATACTTCATCCATAGAATCATCTATCGCATCTTTTACTCATCTATTCATTTGAGCTATTATAATATTTCTACTTGTATCATTAGCATAAGCTCATGGATTTTTGAAATATGCTTCTAATATCTTATTATAATTCTGAGTTAGACTTTGAGCATCTTCTATAGATATTTTTCATAAGTCATCTGTATATTGAAGCAATGTATCTTTATATCATTCAATTACTTTCTTTAGTCATGGATTAGCAATATTTGTTGCTGGATCTGCTATTAAATCATCTAATTCATTAAATACTTTATTCAAATCTACTCTTGCCCCTGCATCTCCAGCTTCTTTTGCTATAGTATTATACTGGTCATAGAAATACTTTTTAAGATTTCACATAGATTCTCTTGCTTGATTCAGATTCTTTGGCAGTTCTCATGTAACTAATTCTCCAGCATCATCTGTATATTGTATTACATTCTTATTTTTACTCATCCAGTCAGTTATATCTAATGTATCATCTACAAATTTTTCATAAGCTTGCTGGCTTTGTTTACCTTTTACAGTTGGTCTTATAGATTTGTCTATATAAGATTCAGCTTCTTTCCTTACATCTTGTAATTCTTTTTTAGGTAGATTTGCTAATTTATTTGTAAGCATTCATCATAAAGCACCACCTCATATTCACAATATAGCTTGTGTAGGAGTTATATCTAAGTTTCATTGACTACCATATTGAGTTGCTAATGTATCTATTCATCATTCTACAGCTCATAATAAAGCAGCTTCTCATAGACTACCTCATGCCATAGCAGGTGCTAAAGCTGCACTCATTGGTGCTGTAAGAGCGATTCATGAAGCTATATCTCCAACTACTTCTCATGCCTTAGTATATTTACTATTAGCTCTTTCTTCTCATAATAAAGGAGTTCTAATATCTGTTGCTTCTCTTCCATTAAATTCAGTTCAATTAGCTTCTTTTTCTGCCATTTGTTGCTGATATTCTTTTACTGCATCCTCTCCAAATAGCTCTACAGCTTTATTCTGTACCCACTTCTGTAATTCGCTTCACTCTAATTGTTCAGCTCATCGTTTACCTAATCTATCTATCCATTGTCATACTATATTATATCATCGTTTTCATGGAGACTGTAATACTCATACTCCTACATCTGCTGCTTTCTCCCATCATGTTTCTTCTTCTGCATTTTTCTTTCAAGGAGTCCCTACTATTCACAGTTCTTGAGCTAGTTTATATTCACTTTCTCCATTTCATGTAAGGAAGCTATCAGCATATTTTTTAGCTTGTGGATTTTTAGAATTGAATCTTGATACTAATTCATCATCTGGAATAGAATCTCGGTCTTTACCATGTTCATATCCATACTGCCTATATATATCAGCTAAAATTCCCATTCTATCCATAGATGTATTTGTATTTTTCTCTTTCTCAAATTTAGAATCTTTAGCTTTTTCTTTCATTTCCATTCTTCAATTCTGCCTATCTTTCATAAAGTCTTCATGCTTTTTCTTTGTCAGCTCTACTGAATACATATCATCCTGTAAGAGCATTTGCTCAAAAGAATTATCGCTGATATTCTTTGACTTATCTTTAATATCTTTAGTAGATTTCGCAGATAGTCAAGGGAATGCCCCTGTGTTAGCCCTAAATGATTGTAGCATATTGTTTCCTACCATCTTGTATATTTATATAAATTAAATATCTGTACTATAAAATCATTCTACCCCAGCATCTGCTAAGATATTGCTGTAATGATTTAGCATATCTGTCAAATTCTGCTCAAATTCTGCATCTGTAGATAGCCAATTCAAATTTGAAGCAGCAGATCATACCAAATCCCATTCAGATTTTTGCATAGCTCAGAATGTAGCTCATGCTTTCTTTAATTCTTGATATTTTTCTAATAATTGAGAGTTTTTAAGATAGTTATATTTATTTACTCAGTTAGCAGTTTGTTGATCAAATTTACTTTGTCCCCATCGGAATGTATCTACAGGAGTACCATTTGCTATAGCCTCATAAGTCGCTAGATCTATCTGTCCACTATGTCTGCTTCAAGCCCCAGAAGAGCTATTTTTCTTATTCCATTCTAATAAATCTTTTACTGCATCATACATTTTCTTAGTATCTTCTATTAGACTTACTTTAGCAGTATAGTCTAGGTATTTCTTTTTCTGTGCATTATATTCTTGAATACTAATTCAATAAGAATTTAGAGTCTGATTCATTACATCTTTATTGTCCCATTTCTCTTTTATATATTCATTCTCTAAGTCTGTAATCCATCCTCCTGCATTTACTTTAGCCCCTGTCTTTGTCGTTTTAGATACTCATTCATAAGGTTTAGTTTCTGATACTGTTTCATAAGTATTTATAACTTCTTTTTGCATATCATAATTAGATGGTTTATAGTATCATACCACCATTTTATCTACCATAGCCTTTGAATATGTCTTTACATGGATAGTTTCATCGCTTTTTCAGTTGCTCTCTATTACATCTATACTTCCATCTCCATTTACATTAGAGATAAATCATACATGCCCATGATTTTCTCAGTCTTTACTTGTAAATCATAAGTCAAATACTACTGCATATCATGTCTGTGGTCATTCATCTTTATCTACATTACAAGCTTTTATTTTATCTTGTAGTGTATTTCAGAAAACTTTAGATTCTCATCCTCATATCAATACATCATTACAGAAAGCCCCACATTGTCCTCCATAGCTTCCATCTTTTATAGATCATGCTAAATTTTGTATATAACTTTCCCAATTTATAGAATTTTCATATACATCTTCATAAGCATCTTGTCTGCTTGCTCTTGTTTTGAAAGCACTATCTGGAATTTCTCCATATCATGAAGCTGATATTTTTATATTACCATCTTCATCTATCGTATAAGAATATTGCTGTTGGTATTTATCCATTCAATAATCTTGAGATATTTTAGTTTTATATTCTTTCTTACTCTGCAATGGCTCTATAAAGTTTTTCCTTAGAGCTTCTGCCACAGTTATTCAATTAGCCTTAGCATAAGCTATTACATCTTCTACTACTTCAGCCTGAGGTCTTTGAATTATGGCTCATCGTTGATTATAATATCAGTCTAGCACATTGTTGAGATTAGCTTTTAATTGTGCTTCATCTTCTACACTTAGGTCTGTTAGTTCGTTTTGTAATTGATTCTGTAGTTTAGCTGTAGCATATTGATTATATAAATTCAAATCATTTAATTTTGACTGCTGTAAGAGTTGCATCTCATTTTGAGCTTGCTGAGTCTGTAATTGTAATTGTGCTTGTTGTTCTGGAGTTCTATAACTACTTGCTTGCATAGCAAATCCTAGAGCTGTTAATCTCTGATTCCATACTCTCTGATTCTCTTGTGCTTGTGCTTGCCTTACTTGTGCTGCTTGATTAGCTGTTGCTAATTTCTGACTATATAGATTAGCATAATCTTGATACTGATACTGTAGTCCCTGCATCTGCTGTTGGTAAGGTGCTAGAGCTTTCTGCATTCTTGCAGCAGCTAGAGCATCTGATACAGTTCCTCATGTACTCGCAGCATATCTATTCATTATAGAAGTCATTTTATTATTTACTGCTTCTATCTCTTTTACTGTGTTATTAGCATCTTGTAAAGTCTGATATGCTCATGTGCTTTCCATAGTAGAATTATAGACTTCTTCTATCTGTAAAGCATCTTGTGGCTGTATTCACAGACTATTCATCATTCCTTGTAATTGGTTAGAAATATCTTCCAATAAAGGAGGAACGATATTATTTACTATTCTGAGTTTTATCTCTTCTTCCTGTTGCTGTTGCCATTGTCTATAAGCTTCTGGATCATACTCTTTAATCAGATTTAGTTGGTCTGTTGTTATCTGTCAGTTTTTTAGTCAGTTATTTATAGATTCTCAGCTAGTATATTGACTAGCTTTATCCATATCTTCCTTTCTCTTCCAATAACTATCTAAAAGCTGTTTCTGAGCTTCAGATTCTCTGTTGTTATAGTCAAACATCTTATTGAATGTTTCTCTATCTTGAAACATTCGTGGACTTGTAGCAAAATATTGGTCTAGATTAGACTTCATTTCATTTAGTCTAGCATCTGTACTGATTTGATAGTCAGGTTTCCCTGTCTGTTGTGCTGTTCATTCCTTAACTGTTACTTGTCATGGTGCAGTTCAGAATTTAGACTGGTCTAAATCAGGAGATACTTGTTTATTTTGAGCATCCCATTGTTTTTTTAGGTCAGAATTATTCCATTCATCTAAAGTCATTGCTCTAGGATTCTGTTTAGTATCTTGATATGTTGAATCCTGCTGTATAGGTTGCTGTTGACTATTAAAATTTGTAGAGTTTTGTCAGTTCTTATCGTTCTGATTATTAAAATTAGACTCATTAGGAGTCTGCTGTGGAGTATTGTTCTCTTGAGCATATTGTTTCTTAAAACTCTGAAAGTTCGTATTATCTGCATATTGTGTATCAAATTGTTTCTTTTGCTCATCGTTTAGTCATTCGTAAGCTTGTTTGAATTTATTATAATCGTATGCCATTTAGGTTTGAGAGAAAAATAAAAAGCACTCAATTCATTTGAGTGCATTATAGTCAGATTTGTTTTTTTGGTGGATTTTATACATATTTTTTTAGCTGTGCCTCTATTGTTTTTAGTTTCTTTCTATTCTCATCATTCATTTTATGTAGTGCATTCTTATAGTTCTCATCATTTGTAAGATGCCATATTGAGCTGTTTAATTCTATTGCTACATTTACTGATGTCTTAAATTTCTCTAATCTCTTTATCTCTTCTACATTATCTACTCTTGTATATAGATATGCACTATAGCAGAAACATCATCATTCTACTAATTCCTTTGGCTCATGCTCTACCTCGTATATATTCGTTGGTATATTTCAGCTTTTTCTTCCCTTGTAGTTATCTTTTATGTATCTCTTTCAGTTTCTTCCGATCCATGATACTGCATGTCAATATGTAGGATATCAGAATGAAGTTCAGTTTAATACTCCATCGTTTCTATCTTTATTATATGCCGAATTTCCATCATATCAGCTACATAATGTATAGTTCTTAGTCAGAATTTTATCTACAAGTTCTGTATCTTTTATAGGGAATCTATAATAAACTACTCTTCATAGTTTAGCATGATGCTCATTCCAATAGTCAGCCACTAGATTTACTGCATCTTTTATATACCATCATTGTCATTTTATTCTACCTCTCTTATAAGATTCTTCTACCATTTCATCTATCTCTTTTTGAGTAAATTCATAGTTGAATAAATCTGATACTGCACCAAATGCAGAGTATAAAGTACAATGTGGAGTTCAGCTTTGATCGTACTCATATATCTGAGTATCTTGTAGCTCTAGAGTTGGTAAAGTCTCTACCATCTCCCCTGTCATTAAAAAGTCTGTGTCTTTTTCTCATGTTCACAGACATCCATTGATTAATTCTTCTTCCATAGCAAAATATTTATGATATAAAAGTTCTCTAAAGTCGGCTCTACTCAGACTGTAGCCTCGCATTATTGTCTTGGAATTGACATAAAGCATCTGTGATATTTATAGGAGTCGGACATCATATTTCTCAACAGTGAATTTTGGAATGGCACTGTTTACAACATATTACTCATATACATCGCATATCTAAAGATTTATAACTTGTATGATGAAACTCCAGTTTCTTTATTTCTCAGCATATTGGACACCTATCTGGATACATATTATATTTTTTTATCCAACGTATAGCTTTTATATGGAATGTTTTAATATTAAATCAATGTTTCTTATTCCATTCATCTGTCCATTCTTTTCTCATTACTTTTATTCTCTCTCTGTTGTTTTCTCTATATCTTTCTGACTTTTTTGCTCTTTTGTCAGGATTATCTCTACATCGTTGTTTTGTCCTCTTTGACATACATGATTTACATTTAGATGTCAGATTAAATAGGCTTCATGTTGTTTTATAAAAATCATTTTTTGTCTTAAATTCTAAGCAGTCTCAACATTTTAGCCATAATACACCATTTTGGTCAGTGTAATACTCTCTTGGTTTTGGCATAGTTATTATAGTTAAGGTATAAAACTTATTTTATGGGAGGAGTATATTGCCTTAACCAATACACTCCAATTACGATAGCTAATCAACCATATTCTTCTTTTGATCTTGAATCCTGCATAAGTTCTCAAATAAGCATCTTGAGCATGACTCTATTTGGAGTCCATATCTGCAGATTCTTTTTTTATTTGTTTCTGCGATTTCTCCTTGTGTTTCTTTCATTTTATTAGTTCTGGGATATAAAACATTTCATCATCTGTCTCATATAGTATTGTGTATAGCTCTCTCCTTACTCATGGAGTCAATACTTCCTTTACTATCTCGTATACTGTTTTTAATTGATCTCTAGGATTCTGTTTATCCTTAAAGAAGTTATTTAATGCAACATGGTCTCTTCTTGGCATTCTCTTTTTATTCTGATCTATATTTACATTATATAAATGTTTATTACAGACTCATACCAGATGGTGTACATCTGTAGCAGTTCTATCTATCACTCTGTTTAGTTTCCATTGCACTCAGTTAATCTCCACTATCCTGTTTGGTCTTTCATGACTCTTTTTTCTCATTCAGCTTAGATTTATAGTCTAAAATCTTCTTTCTGAATTGTTTATCTCTCCATCGCTTGATTAGCCCCTCTATTATTTGCTCTAAAAAGGTTATCATACTCTATAAAATGATAAAATCTGACTTATTTGTCAGAGTTCTTCTCATCTTTTTTCTTCATGACTGTAAGTGCAGATATAGCATCTCATTCATGATAGAAAGTCCTCGCAGCTCACTTATTCGGAGTCCATAATCCATGTCAATTCAAATACTGTACTATCATAAGTCTTCCTATCTGCTTCTTACGATATATCTGCCATCATAATTCTGATCTGTAGATTTTGTATTCGTACATGGTTTGTCTAGTTTATTTAGGTAAATTAGCTTTAATTCGCACTAAATCTGTCTTTATCTCTGCTAAACTCGTTTGAATCTCATACATCTGAGCTTTTACTGTATCTACTTCATGGCATTTCTCCTCTAATAAAGAGATTCTGTTATTCATAGTAGCTCGCATTCATCAAAGTCAAAAGCAGAAAATGATAAAAGCTGCAATATTTTTAGGATCTGTTATATATGCCTTAAATTTTGTCATCTTCTGAATCATTATCAATTAAAGGATCTGACTGTGTCTTTCATACTTTCTGCCCAAAATAGAAAGATATAATAGCCAGCATACAGTTATTGAATAAGCTAGTTTCTACTCATTGTAAAGTTAGATATACAGCTTGGAATACTAGACATAGAGTCATTAGTAAGAATACAAGCTTAGTTACGCTAAATTTAGTCCAAAAGTTTTTCATCCTATTGAAAAATGGAGATAAAATTTTTGTATCTCCATTATATTCAGATTTTCTTTTTTGGTGGATTTACGATAATCTGTAGAGATTTATCTCAGGAACTACTGTAAATGGATTAGTAGTATAAGTATGTAAGAATCAGACATTGACTCTATCTCATGCTCTAAATATTCATGTAAATGCTAATGATAGAGCATCATTAGTTCAGCATCCTCTTGACTGAGTCCATGTATCAGGATTTCAGTTTAGCATTAAAGCTACATAGAATTTATAGTTATAAGAGCTTGATACACTATATCATGATGGTGCTATAAACATACATTGAATAGTTATTGCATATACTCCATCTTTACCAATTACTATATCTCAGTTAGTAGCATTTACATAAGGTTTTCAGATTATATCTGCATTCATTCTTTTAGTCTCTTCTTCTGTAAGATTCCCTCAAAAATCTGATGTTGTATATGTATTCTTCATATAAGCTGTATTAAAAGTCAGATTAGACTGTCCAGCTTGTGATTTGTAGCAATGGAATGTCCCTTGAGCAGCTATTCCAGAGTTAGCAGTTCTTAGGTCTTGCTTTCTTGCCTGTATCCCTGCTTGTAGCTTGAATTTATCGTTATCTCTTGGTCGGTTGGCATCTTGGAATAATGCTTCATCCCCATTATTGAAATCATTTCAGAATTGCTTTCATGCATATACTATCATCTTTCTCTCTGATTAGCAACTAAATCTAAAGCAAATAATTCTGGAGTATAATTAGCTGTTCCCTTACCTTTTACCATTATCTGTAAGCTGTGAGATTTTGGTAACTCTAGCTTGTTGTTAAGATTATGAAATCTGAAATCTCATTCCCAGTATTTATCGGTCTCAATAATTCAAATTCTTCTAAAATGGTTGAAATCTGAATAATTTATCACTACAGTATTCTCACTATCTATTATTTGTTTTTCGCCTGTGGTAATAACTGGTAAATCTCACTCTAATCTAAAGGTATATTGATTCGCATTCTTCTCTATAAACTTCAAAGCATAAGTTCATGATGTTCATTTGATTTTGTAGTTCTCTGTTTCTGATAGAGTAGTATTATCTTCACTTGTAAATGTTCGGAAGTGATAATGATTAGCCATTCCCCAAAATTCTAGTTTAGTTGAAGCAGCTGGCAAGATAAAAGAAGTAAATAAGTCAGATTCTTCTTTCTCTAGTAGGTGGTTTCATAGTACGATAGGATAAACTGCTTCCCATTCAGTATTATAATGCTTTTTTGCTATATCATCCTGATATTTTATAGTGTAGTTAGTTGTTGTATCGTTTACTGTTATGCTATAATTCACTTCTAGGTCGTTTCAGTTAGCTTTTAGTCATGTTATTACTGCATTTGTAGGTAATTGATGCACAAAAGCTCATCCTTTACCTCAATAGGTCTGTCAGTATTGGAATATTCTGTTATCTTTAGTAGTAAGAATCAGATTTTTTCTCCAATTTATTATTTTTCAGTCAAATTTATACTGTTCATCTACTCCTACAAGGTCAGTATCCAGATTTTCTTTATTCCCTCATATTACAGGCACTAATTCTTGCTGATTAAATACCCATAATGTACTAATCCCTCTATCTTCTCATACTAGATAGAGTAAATAGTCAATATTTTCTACTCCTGTAAATGTGCATCAGTAAGCTATATATGGAGTTCCCTTTCATCATGATAAATCGCAAGGGATAATATATCAGTTTCAGTCCATATTCCCTATCATATATACTTGTTCATTCCATGCTATCATTCATACTATGTCCATTGATACATTACTCTCCCATCATGCATAAGCTGTAAAGTCATATCTTACTTTCTTCTCTCAGTTTACATCTACCCAAGTTCATGCCCAAGTATATAATGGTTGGAAGCTAGTCCCTTTCATCCAGTAATATTCTCCTACAGGAGTCAGACTTCTATTTCTTACAGGTAGATATGAGTAGTATTCGTTATAATCTCAGTCTGCCTGATCTCATCTCATTTCCCAGCTCTCATCAGGTCATCAGTTCATATCTATATAGAACTCCCCACTCCAAGCATAATCACTTACTCATTCATGCTGTGTAAACTTAAATGTAAGAGTAATTGTTCTCCAATTACTATATGTTGGTCATACAGGTATATTTAGTAATACTCATCCACTATCTTTTATATCTCATGAAAATGTTATAGTCTGATCCTGCCATGTGCTATCTGTAACCATTCCATCCATTTGAGCATCATAATAATATTGATGTCTTCTTACTACTACTGAATCTAATGTTATATCTGTATTACTTGAGTTATTTTGTGCTGCATATATTCTAATAGGTACATTAGCCATTGCTGAATCTACTCTAATCATTATCTGTCATGAACTTCAGGAACTCGTATTTTTCTTGAAAACATATCAATAATTATATGGACTGTCTGACTGCTGTGTAAACCTACTATCTATAGATTGAAAGCTCTTATTAGCAGTATATTTTACTGCACTCCAAGTATAACTAGCTCTATCAGTAAATACTACAAAAGACTTTAGTTCATCCCCATCATATTTAGCCACTAAGTCTTGTGCTGTTCATCGTTGAGCATCTGCATAAGTTCAGTTTTCTCAGTTATAACTTACTTTATATACAGGGAAATTTACACTTGGATCTACAAGTAGAGTATCTGTCCCATTCTCTCTTTCATATACCTTTCAGTCAGTCTTTAGTAATAGCTTTCAGTCTTGTTTAATTACATCTGCATCTCATGTAGTAGCTTCACTCCATGCTGTAGCTTTCACACTTTTACTACTTGAAAAGATGTCTAAATTTTTAGACTTTAGACATCATGGTTGGCTTGAATATTTATCTGTTAATTGTCATGCTGGTAATCAGCTTGACATATAGTTTAGGTTATCTATTGCCATTATTTTGTTACATCAGAATAATAAATAGACTGCACTCTTTGAGTTATATATCTCTTCATTTTTTCTAGTTCTTCAGCATATCTATTTCTTTCTCTATCAGCTTTCTCAAAATCTTGTTTATGGTCTCGTAGTTCAGCTTTTAGTCCATGCATTATCACTTTATAGAAATCTTTTAAGTCTGAATGTCATGGAAATACTGTATCCTTTACATCTAATTCTGATAAAGTTCCACTTATGTTATTTATAGCTTGGATTCCTTGTATCTCTAATCCTCATTCAATAGTCTCTTCTGGAGTAAAGTTCAAAAAGATATGATTATCCTTTAGCTTCCATCATTTTAATCCATAATCTTCTTCTAAATCTGATAGCTCTTGTAATTCATAAGAATTATCTTCATCAGTCCAGATTATTACTTTCTTTACTTTAGCTATTCATGGAACTATATGAGTTATACCTTGACTATCTTCGTAAGAAGTTTCTTCTCTTTCTACTTTATATTCTCTAGCTCATTGCTGTAGATCAGTATTCCAATAAGTCCAGAAATAGTCTTCTTGAGTAGTTACTATCATTCTCCATACTTCCTCATAGATTTCATTGAATTTAATCAATGCTTTAGAATAAGGATAGTTAGCTGTAGAAGTATTTGTGTCTTCATAAGCTTCTACAAATAGATCTTGTAATGTCATTAGCTCAATAATAAATAATAAGTTAAAAGTCTGACTATTTATTAAAGAGGGGAGGAGATTATCCTCCCATCTTATTTTCTACTAAGCAGTAGGAGTTGGAGTTTCAGTAGGAGTTGGAGTTTCAGTAGGAGTTGGAGTTTCAGTTGGAGTTGGAGTTTCAGTAGGAGTTGGAGTTTCAGTTGGAGTTGGATTTAATCCAGATACTTCCATCTTGTATAGTTGTTCAGCATTCTGGTCAAATACTTTACCTCCATGAGCGATTTGTCCAAGGATGTTGTAGTACATTCCAGCTTCAGCTTCAGTTACTTTAGCTTTGAAGAGTTGTCTTACATAGTTGTAACTCTTAGCTCTGAAAGCATATAAGTCTCCTTTTTGGATTAAGTTAGATTCAAAGATAGAGAATCCAGCGAATTTACCAAGCCATCATTCAATAGCAGCATCAGCAGCTACTTCAGTTCCAGCTACGATTCCAGCTTGAGCTATTACAGCAGATACAGCAGGAGATACGATAAGGATTCTGTTATCCATAGGTACTTCAGCTTCAGATAATTTAGTTCTGAGAGCCATAATCTTTTCAGCTACATTGCTTGCAGTTAAAGTAGATTCACTTACTACTTGACTAGAGTGAGCAGTGAAGAAAGCATCCAACATAGTAATGATAGAGCTTTCTACAGCAGTATCCATACCATTCAAAAGGTCTTGTAATCTGTTTCCTTTGATAGAGTATAGAGTTTGGATTTCTTCCAAGTCTGAGAATTTTTCTCTGTACTGATGTAATTTATTTACTACTAGATCAGAGTGAGTTACAGTTCTATCAGTTGCAGTAATGTCAGCGATAGAAGTAGCTCTAATATCTCCACTATTAAGAGCAGATACATCAGTTAAAGTGATTTTTGGAGAGATAGGTACTCTTACAGTATCTCCACCAGCTTTGATTTGTCCCTCAAATTCGTAGTTAGCGAATCTCATAAAAGGTTTTTTAGGAGTATCAGATAATTTTCTTCTTAATTCTGCCTCCAAAATAAGTCTAATTTTATCAGTGTTTGCCATGTTAAATAAGGTTAAAACTAAATAAATGATTTAGTTCTTCCCTCATTGTAGTTCAGTCTATTGTTGTTTTACTTTAGCTCTTCCTGCTTTAATATCTGCCTGTACTTGTAGATATTCAGCTCTAGGTAAGAGTACAAGTTCATCATAAGTCCATTCTTTGACTTCTTGTTTAGGAGTAACTATTTCTTCTACTACTTCAGGAGTAATATCTTCCACAGTTTTCTCCACTACCTTTTTCTTTTTGATAGCCATACTTATGAAATAAATGAATTAAATCTGTCTATACTCTCAGCTCTCTATCTTCTTGGCTACTTCATCATACAATGTAGGATTAGTGTCTGCCAAATCAGCTAGTTCGTTGTAAGTAAAGTCAGTTTTCTCAATTGCTTGTGCCTTTTCTCTTCATGGGTTAGGATTAGTTGTAGTTGCATCATGATAATCAGCTACTCTAAATGCTTGTTCCCATGTTAAGTTAGGATTAGCATTACGGATATTCTGAATCTCCTCTGGGATTTCTTCAAATCCGTGTTTGCTCTTAAAGGTTACTTTCTCCTCAATAGATTTCTCTAATTCAGCTCTGTCTACTTCAGCATTAGCTCTATCAGCTAAATCTTTCTGCTTGAAAGCTTCCTTAGCTTGCTTTTTCTTTTTGTCATACAGTTCTTTAGAGACATAGTTTTCAGCTACATCATCCTTAGAAATGTAATTCTCAGAAAGCTCATCTCTTGAGATAAAGTCTTCCTCGTTGAAGTCCCTCTCGCTTCAATCATCATAAACGATTTTCGCCATGATTGTTTAGTTTACCAAATAAAAAGATGTTGATTAGTGGTCATCCTCCACCGATATATCAGTTTGATTACTGATCCTTGTTAAGAGATAGTTGGGTATCTGTAGGAAGTCATCAATATCTTCCAATTCTTTCAGTTCCATATCTCTTCTGTTAAAGATGGACTTACTCTTATCCTCACTTATTCATGATAAGATGCCAGTCTGTAGTTCTTCCTTTCTATCCTGTAGATAGCCATTGATAAGTCTCCAAAAGTCTGAATTTAGTCAGTCTTTTATTATTCACTCATCATTCTTATTCAGTTGTTGGTATGTCATTTCATGCTGTAGGTCATAAAGCTTGTGGTTGATTTGCTGCTTGATTCTCTTGTGATATGTAGTTGCTTATTAGTTGATTTGTGCTTCAGTTATTCTGTGGAGTCATTCCTTGCATCATAGCATTCTGATTAGCTTGTCAGCTCACAATAAGAGCTTGTTTTCTTCTCATTATTGCTTTAGCTTTTGCTTTTGTATCTAATGCTTGCTGATAAACCTGAATATATATCTTGTGATTTTCTGCCATATCTGTGATTTCTCCTACATCCTCGTTATTATTCAGTAGTTCTAAGTCTAGCATTGCTTTATCATATTCAGGAGGATAATCGTATATTGAATTTACCAATTCATCATCCATTCACATAACTTTAGCAAAGTCTCTAGTTAGCTGTATCTTCCCAAATTCGTTAGCTTGTTCCATTAAAGGCTGATAACTTGCCATAAATGCACTCTTATTTTGTTCTTCTTGCTCTCTTCTGTCTATCTCTGTTACCAATACCATGTGTAAGTCTCTTTTAGTATCCAGATCCTTTCACATGATAGTATATGTTACATTTCATAGTCAGCTATTTAGTACGATATTCTTCTCGTTAGACATCTTAAAGTTCTTCTGATAGCTTCTATACCAAAGCACATCCCAATATCTTTTTTCTCATCGTAGGAATACCTTGAATATAGTTGAAAGTCTGACATTCTGATTAGCTTGGAGTAATTGACTCTGAGTAGCTGTAATAGTTCTTGCATATACTCAGATACTCTGCTCATCAAATCAGATTTCTTTTGTAGCTTTTTGGTCTATCATATTCTTTAGATTATA